AATCATCTTAAAATAGTGTCTTCTAAGACGAGTACCATTATCAGGTTGAGCCGAAATGATCATCCGAAAAGCTGACTGCAACGCAAAGTTTGAATCTTTGTGCTGAATCAATCTTAACAAATGAGAACTTGAAATTAACCAATGGCCATCCACCCACAGTTTGATAAAACGCATAAGCAAGGGGTTGCCCCCCAACCTACGAATTCGACCAACCTGATCCGCTGTGTATCCGTGAGTGTTAAAGATCTCGACCAAATTGTGCAAAGTATGATCGATCCCTTTGGGACTATAGAACCATGGCAAGCCTTTCTCGGTTCTTTCAAGTCTGTACGCCTTTTTACACATGTCACCAAAGCGCACGCAGCGAAATTGTCTGTCCTGGTGATCGGACCTACGGGTATCTTTCAACCCAACTAAACTCTGAACTCCCTGCATCTCCAGCACACGCATGCGCGCACCGAGACACTCCAACTCCTCCCCTGAGCGGGGCAAATGACACGTCTCCACATCAGGCGTGTCAACCTCTCCATTCCTAGACAGCTTGTCTCCCTCCTCAGTCGAAGCCAAAATCTCCGCGGCAGATTCAAATGCCGCGGCAAAGTCACCCTCCGAAAAAGTGACCTCCTCTCCTAGAGTCCTCTCCATTCTTTGACCACGGGCCGAGCGCCCGCAGTACCTCTCCCCCGTAAGAGACAAGGATTTGAACGTAACTCCTTTAGTTGTGTCCATAGTGATAAGTTGTGTAACCTACACCAAAAATGAGCCTCTTAGAAATCTAAGAACATCTCTGACACATCAAACACCCCGAAGGGCACCGAAGCAAGCTCCTACATGTAACCAGTATCTTTCAACTGTAAAATTCTACACATGTAAATGAGTCTCTAAACCTAGACCAACTCAAACCAACGCTTGTAACTGCAACCCGCCTGTCACAGTACTCAAGATAATCGTATGCTCCACATGAGTGAACATGTGAACCAACCAACCAAAACCATACAGTTCTGTCTCTTCAACAGACCTATACGCCTTATGCCAAGGACGC